AGAAGAAAGAGAAAGACTTTGAGAAGAAGGAAAAGAGAGAGATCGAGAAGCTGAAAGAAAACATCGGAGCTCTGACAGAGAAAGATGAGAGAATAGAGATAGCTAAAGCTGAAGATAAGAAGAAGCGAAGTGAGAGATATACCTTTTATTGTGATCTGAAGGAGAATCAGTGGAGAGAGCTAGCTGAGAGAGGAGTGCAAGCAAAAAAGTACAAATTCACTCGAGATCAAAAAGAGACGCATTACAAGCAAAAGGTGCCTTTCTCTTATGATTGCCCTATAGACGACATAAAAGCTTGTGTCAACGATGTGGACTGGTGGTTAAAGCCAGAGCACGAAAAGTTCGATTATATGACAGAAGAAGTTAGAGATCTATTAGAATTCAGTAAAGGAGAAATAGGAAGTACAATGGAAGATGCATGCAAAGACGAAGAGAGATACTTGAAAACAAGAATGGCAAAAGTCTGTGGATCAATAGATAAAATAACAGAAGAAATAAACATCTCTTTGACTCAGTATACTGACGAATATTATATGCTGATAAAGAGGATCCCTGGGACTAATGCCATAATGGTAATAAAAACAACTAGACCAGATAGAAAGATTTTCTATTCTTTGATGGTGCCTAAAAGCTGCATGATGGATCAGCCATGGGGTGATGTTTTCATGAAACCATTGATTTACAAGGATATTGCTTTCTATAATTTCTGCTCGTTAGATAGACATAGAATTAGTCACTTACTATTTAGCTCGGAATTTTTCATGGTGTTAAATAATGCTTGGAGAGAAATGAGAGGTGGAACATCTCTACTAGATGACAAAGATAAAGAAGCTGAACTGAATAGAGGAGTAGTTGGAAGACACACTATTGGATGCATGTTTGCTTATTTCGACAGCAAGTCCAAGAACACGGAGCATATGTTGTTGACTAGATACATGTATATGGAGGCATGCAAACTCAGCATAGATGAGAGAGATCCAACTAAGATACTAAAGAAATTCAGTGATCTGATCCATAGCAGAGTTGGAGTCTGGATAGTAAATGGATGTGTCTCGGCTGCTATGGCGATGTTCAGAACGCCACCAAAATGCATATCAAAGACGGAGGTGGAGATGATATTAGATGAGAGAACAGAAAAGAGCAGAGATGAATTCAGAGGAATCATATCTTGGATGACTGGTGATGAGTTGCTAAGTTACAAAGAAGCTCTATTCATGTCGTACATTGGAGTTCTGAGAAATGCAGATGAAGGGGATGATCTACAGGGAAACTTCAAAATATTCAGCAAAATTGGAGAAGAAGAAATTAAGTTGGATGATGATGATGCAGACGATTTGGGATTCAATGATGTGAGATATCCAAAGAGTCATCAGTTTAATCCTTATGTGGCGCTGAAATGCGGAAAAAGTATTTCAAAAGAATTGAACAAAGCTGACATGTGGGAGTGGACAAAAGCAGAGATGGCAAAAGCAATGGAAAGGAGAAAGTGGGAAGATTTCGCAACGTTAAAAGCATCTGCAGCACCACTAGTAGGACGGAAATACGAGAATGTTGCAAAAGTAATGAACAAAAGAACAAGAGTTCTTGAGGGAGTGCTATCGACATTGAGAGGAAGAAAACAAGGAAATCCTTTGATGTATAGAAATTTGGAAGAAGCGATGAGAGAACTAGATCAGCTAAATGATCCAGACATGATATTCACCGATGAGGATCTAGAACTCATGAAGAAAGAAGAGTACCTGAAATCAGAGCTGTTCTCAAGAGAAATGACTATGAATATGCAGATAGTTTTCGAAATGGATAAGCTTGATAGAAGTAAGCTAAGAAGACCAATGATGATGACAGTAGAAGCTCTGAAGCATATAGAGACAAGAGGAGATTATCAGACAGAAGGAAAGAAAGGAGGAGTCTTCACAAATCTGTTCAAGAAACAACAATTGACTGGTCCTAGAGAAATTTTTGTTATGGACTTCTTGTCTAGATTGACCATCAACTTTGCTGAAACCTTTGCTAGAATTGTTTGTAATGAGCTTCCCTCAGAGATGCTAACAAAAGGAACTAAGAAGAAACAGAGAGGAGAGCAACATTACAGAATGATTCTGGAGCTTATGAGACAATATGGTTTCGACAAAGAGATAACAGGAACTGATGCTAATGATAGGACTACATGGTGTCAAAAATTTGTGATGACATTGTTTGCTTGCTTAACTGTAGGAATATTTGGAAAAGCAGCCAAAGAAAACAAAGAGTGCTCTTCGTTTGTGCATTTGATAGAGAGGATATTGAATTTAGTGGCAAGGAAAGAGCTAGAAATGCCTAAGGACTTATTATCAGCTTTTGCGAGAGAAGA